AGATGTGTGTACATAATGAGGATAGTTATGATAAGGTTGTTGGTCCATCTTAGTCATATACAAACCACATCTCTCTAAGATTTCATTTTCTGTCTCAGCATCTATACTCAGCGCACGTTCATCTACTATGTTACCTGCTAATGATTGATTGTACTTTTCTGTTGCAACATTTATCGAAAATTGCAATCTCTCTAAACACTCATCGGTGATTTCTGTTTTAAACAGAGTTGGACCAAAGCGGTGTAATGTTCCATAGTCTTCAATCATTTTTCATTTCCATATATCTCGTTACCAATAACAAAAATATCACTAGGTACTAATTGCATATACTCTTTCATCTGCGCTTCATCATATACGATTGGAAAACCTTGAGCATTGAGTGATGTGTTAACTATTGCAGGAGTACCTGTCAGTTCATATACTCGTTTTACTAAATCATACAACCAACCATCATCTTCATTGACTGTTTGATATCTAACACTGTTATCAACATGTACTACTCCTTGTAGTGCTTTTCTGTTTTTTACTTGTGCAGTATGTAGCATGTAAGGAGACTTCGTTTTTGTATCTAGGTAGTTCTCCAGTTCTTCTTCTAAGATGATGATGCCATATGGACGCCACCACTCTCTACTTTTGATTTTTCGTATGTTCATCAACTTAGGAACATTAATCTGATCCGTTCGATAGAATATAGACCTTCGACCTAATGCTCTAGGTCCTATCTCTGATGAACTTTGAAAGTTACAAACTATGTTACTGTGAGAAATATAGTCTGCCATAATGTCTATAGTTTCACTAGACGGCGTATATAAAGTTTCATCTGTGTACTGACCCGTAGGAAAACTTAATATAAGGTCATTCATGCTTGCTATCTCATGCATCATACCAAGAGACAGTCCTTCATCACCCACGCATGGAGGAATCATCACATTAGGAAACTCTTTAGACAATCTCTCATTAAAACATACGTTGTGTGCAACACCTCCGCTGTATGTGAAGCGTTCATTCTTATCAAAATGCTCTTTACAGAATTCTATCATGTAATCGAAAAGAACCTCTTGCCATGTGTGTATCCAATCAATCGCATCAAAGTTTGGCGTGATGCCTATGCTGTCTTGGGTGCATTCACTAATAAATTCAGGTTTCTTTAAATATTGATGCTGTTCGAACAAAACTCTATTATACATCTGTGCGGTAACTTCTTTGAATGAAAACTTTCGCAGATATTTTGCATAACTCTCATTAAATTCTCCATAGGACATAAGTCCCATTAACTTACCAACTTGGTCGATTGTTCCTCCAGGTCTAGCGACAGGATTACTGATAAACAATAGTGATGCAAGAGCATATAGTCTACCAATACTGAACATCTCTGTTGACACATGTTCTACGGTCTTTTTGTCTCCGTCAAATACACTGATATGTTCATGGTAATCTCCATGACCATCGATAACTAGTGCCTTCTGTGTATCACCAAATAACCAATCTGCACATCTTCTGTGTGCATAGTGATGTAATACACGATAGTATTTCTTTGCTCTAACAGGAAGAAACGGAAATGCTTCTTCTATTAAATCTTGCGATACCTCTCGCACAGGACCGTCAGTAAACTTCCAGTCCCAGTCAACGCCTTTAGGTTGTAACATGTCAAATGCAAATACATCTAAGTTCTGCCAATCAATATTGAGAACTTTTAAATCATTTGCAATCTTAGCAAATTCATAGTGTTCATACGCATACTTTTTTACTTGCTTAACTCTCTCTAGCAATATATACTTAACTTCAGTACCATCATAGTATGTCGCATTTGCATCATGACCTTGCACATGTAACGTCAGTATTTTCATTAAAATTCCTCAATGCTCTCAATCAGCAAATTCATTCGCTTTGAGATAAACAAGTCAAGCAACTTACGCTTGCTACCTTGCATAGCACTGTTTAGTTGTTCTAAGATAGTCGCTTGCATGTCTTTAGGCGTCTGCTTTAAGTCTACAAGGATAGTGTTCTCTTTAAAACGCTCATAGTCTACAGGTGGGTTCTGTATAAATTCAATCATCTTCTTCTTACTCATAGGTTTCTGTCGACCGCCTGTGACGAATACATCACCCGGAGATAGAATGTTTGGTACTCCATCGCCTCTATCACCTTTAAGAATATGTTCAAGTAGGTAACCTTTAGGGTCATTGCACTTGAGAAACTTCTTTAAGATAGGAGAGAATTGCTCGACATTACTATACTCTTGCAACTGTTGAAAGTCTTTGTCGCCTGATAGAATGAGAATGGGATCGCCACCCAAGTCGCGCCCATGCTCATGGCAGATTGTACCGATGATATCATCTGCTTCTGCATGTTCTACTTGCAATACTTTGTAAGGAGCGTTCTCGCGTATCTCATCACGCACTTCATTTAGTGCAGTGAAGATTTCATTCCAATCATACGAGGACTTCTCACGGTCATCTTTGCGTGATGCTTTATAGTGTGGGAAGATTTGCTTGCGCCAATAGTTCTTGTCATCACAACAAATAATCAAATCACCATATTTCTTACTAAACTTCTGTTTATACATTCGTAATGAATTGAAAATCATATGACGCACAAGATTAGGATCAACTTTTGTTGCTCCTTGTAATTGCATCATCAAATTAGATATCATCACTTGGTTCAAATCGACTAAAATCATAGTATATCTCTCTTCATTGTTAATACTTATTATCGCACATTTTCATGTGTTTGTCAAGCATTAATCCTCATAATCTTCATTTAATTCATCCATCATTAACTGCAATCCAACCTGAGAGATTTCTCCTGCTCTGTTTTTAATGACTTTAAACTTGCAATATTTGTCTACTAGGTCTTGAAAATCATGATGCACTCTTCCGTGTCTCATAAGACAACTACGCAATGCCTCTAATGCAAATGCGTAATCTTTAAGAAACTCAGGGTCTTGTACATCAACTCCATTCGCTACCATTTCTTTAGCACCTGCCATAAGAATACTTTCTGCGAGGAAATTGCTCACTTCAGTCGCTTTTGTCCTTTGCATATCTTCGATTAGATTTGCAGTTGCTTCTGCTTCAAGGTTAGCGGTTCGACTGTTCACCTTCGGGAATTGAATGACATTATCCTCCGACATATTTGTATTTACCTCTCACTAGAACTGTACGGGTCTTGGTTTGCTTCTCATATTCTAGATTGCGCTTGTCCACTAGAATACCTATGCGTCTGCTTATTGTGATGCCTACATTCTTAGGTAGATATTCCGTAATGTCATCCATCTCCATTAACATATTACGAACCTCTTTAATAACAACTCTCTTCTTAGCATGTTTTAGACTATCTACCGCCTTAAAGATTTGTTTGTCTATAGTAGTATGTATATCTCGGCGTTTTGGTTTCCTAGGAGATGAATTAGGCATCACCCATTGAGTATTTTCGCTTTCATAGACTTTAGTACCATCTGGATACAGTCGGTGCGCCTTGTCTATAGTGTGCATCATATACACTTTAGTACCATCTTCGCGAACTTTGAGAAGCACTTGTTCCATCTTAGGACCAACGTATTTACCATGTTCTTCATAATGGTCTTTTAGTCGTTGATCCAACCAAGATGGTGCATCATCGGTTACCTTTTTACTCTTTGCCAATTACTTCTCCGTATCGTATGTCTTGTCTCGTAGAAACTGTTTTGGTCTGCGATATCTTACTCTATTAATAATTTCATCAAAGTTAAACTTTCTGATATTAAGCGGTGTGTGAACATTTCTATGTGAATATTCAGAGACACGTTTCACATCGTCATGAGACATAGTATGCAATCTGACGCTCTCTCCATTAGGAGTATTGATGCGAACATACATTACAGTCTCACCTTTTTCAAAGATTAGTCCATCATCTAAATTCATCTTGTCTTTAGTTTCTTTAGGAACATGAAATCCAAAATGCAGTGGTCTCTGCCAAGCATGAATATCAAAACGTCCATTCATATATCTAATCTCTTCGCGGGTACCGTGTAATATGGGTGGAAGAGTTTCAATAATAGTGTTAGGAGTATCAGACACAAACATGTTGTTTAAGAATAATTGAACTGCAGTAGAGTCCACAGCATCTTCATATACAATACTCATAAGACTACTTACATCTGCAGTTAAAGACGGCATAGGCGAATAAATCACCTTACCATCTATAACATTCAGACAAATATCAAATGGCATTGTAATAGCAAACACATTCTTGTAGAAATTATTGAATGCTGGACAGTATCGAACATCACCTTGCGCGAGTTTTGGACCAGACACTTTTTTGGGTCTGTCTGTAACGGTTTCGCGCCAATTGCTATCTCTCAGAGAACTAGTCCAACAAGTCCAACCAACATCAATATGTTTTGGTTTAAACAACCTTATCACCATATTGTTCAAGATATGCAATCTTCACACTGTCAACGCGAAAACTACGCCAAGCATCCTTATCTAAGTCCCAACATTTAACAACCTCTTTGTTAGTTGGTTTGGATGCTTTAGTCTCTTTTGCAAACTCTACATGCGGCATGAACTTCTCGCTCAATGTGCATTTCATTTGACGCTCTGTGCCGTCTTTCTTTGTGAATGTAACTTTACAGATACCATCACGCAAGTCATTAATCAATTCATCATACATATACTTATTCTCCTTCAAGTTTTCGTTTGAGTTCATTATACCCTCCAATGTACTCATTGTCAATAGTAATTATAGGAAAAGTTCGCGCTGTGGGGAATTTCGCCACTACATCATCTCGCGTAAATTCTTCACCTAGTGTTACTGCAGTATACTCTAGACCTTTTTGGTTGAGTAATTGTTTTGCCATATCACAATACGGACACTGTGGTTTAGTCCATACACCTATATTCATCATGCCGCTCCTTTATTCTCAATAATCTTAATTCGATTTATATATGTCTCGCGCACTTCATTGTACTTATTCGCTTCGTGCTTATTAACATATGCATCTAAGTCCACACAGTCCTTAACCTGTATGCCAAATTTTTCTTCTTTATCCATTGTCACCCATGTCTTCACTACATTCTGCCGGCGGTCCATAAATGTATATAGATAACACTCTGCGCCTCTAATGTATTTTTTACTCAACAACTTTAGAAAGAAGTTTGAGCGAGTACCAACAACACCAACATATTCACTATTCTTATAGAACTCTTCGTCTAGTTTGAATTTATCATATGTTGGTACCATGGCAACCGCATATCCAATTGCACTTTTAGTTATATCTTCCTTAACTGATAGTTTGTTCAACTCTTTCAGAAAGTCGGACATCTCAGACAAAGGACGCCTCTCATGAATAACTGAAAAGTACTTAATAACATCTAGTGCTTTAAGGCGATGTTCTTCGGTTACTTCTGGACCTACGAACTTAGTCACAAACTGAATGACTTTATCTTTTGTTGAACGATACCCTGGAGTATCACCAGCATAACCTGTATTAGAGTTACCTTTGAACTCTCCATCTTGTTCGATGATTGCTACCGAGCAAGATACAATATCAATTAATTTATATAGATTGTTGTCCGTAGTCATTGTCCATAAACCCTTGTTCGTTTTCAATCATCTCTTGTGCTTCTGGCATGTCTTGTTCAGGATACGGATCGCAATCACACCCACCACAATCAATGCATGTAAAACAAGAATAGCAAGAGAACTCATCTGCCGCATAGTTGTTGCCTTTACATTTAGCACATGTGTACATAATTAATACCCCATCTCGACTTCGCGTTGATATTGAAACTTCGCCGCCTCTTCTTCAATCCACTCTTCAAACAGAGCAATCTCACCTGCTAAACGGTCGCGTTCAGTATTGACTTTTGCTTTCAATTTCTTGTCAGCGATAGTAACAACTACCTCGTCAAGAAGTTCTTTCATTTTGATATCATCTACAGACATTATATATTCTCCTCATTACAGTTATTAATATAACACAATCTATATTGAATGTCAAGCACTTTCTCACTGAAATGCGATTAAAGATAACAACAGAGAGTTTAGTGCGAATCCAATTGCATTAGATACAATATAGAGTGCATCTTTAGCATAGATTGCTCGTACTAGGAACAAGAACAGTCCTAACCATACTAGTAGTATGAAGTTCAGTGGTGGTAGATTGGTTGACCAACCCATCAGTACTGAAATTGATGTTGGAGCAGTCGCTCCGTGTATTAGGATCATTCCGATCCACCCACATATTTCTGGGATTTTATTTTTCACATTATTCATAATATAACTCCTTTTCTTATTGTATTATAGTAACACACTTTTTTAGAGTTGTCAAGTAAAATCTGCAATAAATGCCATAATACCCATTATAAAAACAACTATAATAAACAGTTGTGCAATCCGGCAGGCGATGTAGTCACTCATTCTAAATCTCCTCGACAGTAATACGGTATTTCTTACCATTCATATCGCACAGGTCGATAGTCTTTTTGGTAGAAACAAAGTAACCCTTAGTAGGATGTAAGTCCCATTTGATAGGGTCAATCAATCCGATAATATTATCGGGATCATACTTCAATAGTGCTTTACGAACTACATCAGCGATTTTATCACAGTAAGCAATCATAATATATCTCCTTTTCTCATCTTACATAGTCATTATAACGTATCAATTGGCAAATGTCAAGGGAAATCCACAAAAAAAACGGCAAAAATGCCGCTTTTCTTTAGATACTGGGTGTGTAGGGGTTTATTCTGCTACTGTCATATTGTGATTTCTTTGTGATATTGGTGAAACGCCTCTTGGACTCTGCTCCGCAACCACTGTTGCTGGTTCTGGTAGAGTATAAGTACACTTAAACTCATTATTAGACCAATCCCATTGGTTTCCAGTGTCAGCATTCCATTCTAGTTCTACAGACTTTTGTTTGAAACTGTCTTCTGCATCGATATATCCAATCATAATACTCTCGTTTGCAATGTTCTCAGTGAAACGACTAGGAACTTGACGCACTTCAGCGGGAAATATCTTACCGTCTGATATTCTCTCTAAGTCTACAATTCTATTATTCATTTCTGTTGATAGTGTCATGAAACTATTTATCCTCTATCGATATATTTATCGTCATATGGTTCTTCTGGTGCGGCACTAAATCCAATACCCCTCTCTGTGAGTACTTTATAGTTTAATTTATGCGCTTCTTGTATATCATCTTTTGACTGACCTTTGTAAGGTACTGCATAACATTGTGCAATCATCATGTCGTTGATTGAATTACCCATGCTATCGACTAACTCACCAAGTATACGTCCAAACTTACCTTTGTCATCTTTATATGTTCTTAGCGTAAATACATGTCCCACTGGAAATCTATCTTCGATAAACTTTGTTGCTAGTTTACCGTAGTGCTTTTCTTCTAAATCTCTTGTGCGACTTTCTGGTGTATCGATACCATGCAATCGTACACGCTGTTTGCGTAACCATACACCGAATCCTAAATCAATGTCGATATCTACTGTGTCGCCATCGACTACTCGTAACATTGTTGCTCTGTACTCATGCATTACTATTTACTCCCACCGATGTATCCCCCGATGACGCCAATCAACCCTGTTACTGACATTTTCATAAGTGTAATAACACTCTCATCAACTGGTCTGTTTTCTTCTAGTGCTACCCAATAGTCACCGATAATGATAACTCCTAGTAGTAATAGTACGCCACCTGTAATCAGTAGCACTACAACATCTTTAAAATTCTTAATCATTTCTCCACCTTTTTCGTTTCTTCGATAACCTCATGATGTAAGATTCCCGAATTCTTCTCTTTGAAGTATTTTCTTTTTTTAAACTTCTCCCACAACTCACGTTCATCTTCTGTTACAATAAGTTTGACTTCTTCGACTTCGTTGCTTTGCACCTCTTCTTCAACTCGGTCACCTTCGGTCGCACTCTCACTACTTTCTTCAGTCTCGGTACTTTCTTCCGGTAACTTGACTTCATGTGCGTCTACCTCTGTAAAGTTTGCGATATTATCATTGTCAACTTTTACTTTACGATAGTCTCTTATTGATTGGTTCGCGGCAATAAGTAGTAATACCGCTAATGGATCAAATACAAATATCAAAAGTAAAATAACGTAACGTACTGCTTCGTCAAAGTGGTCTTTTGCTTCATCACCATAGATGAGTTCAGCAATATACTTGAGTGGTCCAACTTCTGCTTCAATTGCAAGTTGTTCTTTACTTAACTCTAATTTCTTACTATTTAGTTCTGCTATATTATCACTTGCTTCTTTAATGATACTATTCAGTGATGCACGTTCTTCTTTTTGTGTCTCTCGTACTGCAATTGCGCCATCTTTACCTCTGATACGGTCATAGTCAATCAGTGTTTGTACTGACTTATCTAGTTGTTCAATAACTGTATCAGCATCAACGATACGCTTGTTTTGTCTATCAATCTGCTTTTCGATTTGTGTGATTTCAAGTGTATTGTCACCTGCGCTGATGGTTTGGTCTAAGTGTGCTTTTGATAGAAATCCAAAGATTCCCATTGATGTTATAAATACTAATACTACAACAGCAATCGTTAGATACGACTTCAACAGTACTGGAGTTCTCTTCCAGTTGTTATATAACCACGATGCTGTAACAAGTTTTGATACTTCTAAAACACCACCCATCAATAATACAGGTATCTTCGCGGCACTAAAAATAGCGGCGAGTCCTAGTAATGAGTAAAGTGCCGCAACTGCAGATATGCTAATTGCGGACAATAAAGTCAGTAATGCTAATATCATAGGCGTTCTATTCCTGCTTTACAGATATAATAAGCATCAACAATATCAGTCACGGGTGAATCCAAAGTGTCTTGTCCTAGTATATCTTTCAACTGATAGTATTTATATTCATTCAGGAATGCTTCATACATTTTATCTTTGTTGGCGTTTCCCTTACCACTAGCAAACTTCTTTACTTCAGATGGGGATATTGTTGTATAAGGAAGATTATTTTTGTACAGACGCATCTTCATTGCACCCGCATTCTCACCAATATGAAACACACGACCTTTTGCGCCCATAGCATAATCTTCGATAGTGATATGTTGAATTGCATCTAGTCCAAATGAGGTATCATACTTACTTAAACACTCAATGACCCATGATGCAATATTGTCATAGCGTTCTTCTGGACAGTTCCATGGTTTATGTAGGTCACCATAGATATTGTTCCATGTGCCCTCATACTTCTTTTTGGTTGTAAGATAATAGAACTTACATAAGATAAAACTACATTTCTCATCCGGCGAAATGCAAATCGCCGGACTACTTAATGAATAGTCTATGCCCACATACATTTATTTATTGAACTGTAAACGATATTTTCTACCGTTATGCATAAACGTAACAATAGAATGACTATAGACTGTTACAGCATCTTCTTGATACCTAGTTTCAATATTACACACACGCCTTGTGCTTGCGCCTGCATTCTTATCGTTTGCGATAATAGCACCTGTCAATGCACCGATGCCAGTAGCGGCGTTCTTACCACCACCTTTTCCAATTTGATTACCAATGACACCACCGATAATTCCACCTAGGATCATATCTCCGGTTGTGTCATTGCGAACTACTTGATTGGTACACACTTCGACTGAATATGGTGTTTTATTGATTACTGTTTTTTCAACATCTCTTACATCTAAGATTTCACCTGCATAAGCACTCGTTGCAAACATTGCAATGATTGAACTAATCAAAATATACTTCATTATAAATCTCCTTGTTTACGATTTTCACTGAACCAGGCGTCAAATGCTCCACCTGGATAACGCTTTTCTAATTTACGCACGTTCTCTTCTAAAACATCTTGAGGGTCTAAATCCAATGCGCTACATGCATTAACCCAATACCAAAGGATATCCCCCAACTCTCGTTTGAGGTGAAAAATGGTATCATCATCCAGATTCTTTCCTTGGAACACACACTTTTTGACGATTTCACTAAATTCACCTCCTTCACTAGATAATCCAATACTTGCCGTTAGTAGTGTACTAATATTACATTTGTGGTCTAACTCTTGTAATTTTCTTTCCAACTGTGTCAAGTTTTTACTTTCTTGACTAGTTACTTCACTCACAAATTCACGATATTCATTCAATTTCATTTTAATTATTCCTCTTCATAATCTTCTGTTTCAACTTCTGCGCCACAAAAGGGACACAACGTAACTTGATAATAATCCTCATCCATGTTGTGTGCTAATCTAAATTCAGCATCACAGTCTATACATGCATATGTTTTCGGTCTCGCCATTTTTGCTCCCTATAAAGTAAATCCAGCAAAACTGTCTTTCTCAACATCTTGCTTAATACCTCCAATGACATAGGATTCGATTTCAGTTTCTTGAGGGGCATTTTGAAGACCTGAACTATTTAACCAATGAAGAGTCCATGGTAGTGGGTTGTCTCCTGGTTTGATATCATAGATTGCGTTCAGTCCAATTGCTTTCATACGCTTGTTTGCTACCCATTCAACATAGTCTGATAATAGTTTCTCATTGAGACCAATCATCGCTCCATCTTTGAATAGATACTTCGCCCACTCTTTTTCTTCATCTACTGCTTGACGATACATGTCATACATGAATTCTTGTTCTTCATTAATAACATCAAGCATTTCTTTGTCATTTTCGTTATTCTTGTAATTCTTAATAATATGTTGACTAATAGCAAGGTGTTGACTTTCATCTCTCGCAATGAATGAGATAATCTTTGCGCTACCTTCCATTTGCTTCAACTCTCCAAATGCAAAAGTACACGCAAATGAAACATAGAAGCGAATACCTTCTAAGATATTTACTGTAACTAATGCTCTCCATAATTTGCGTTTTAATTCTTTTGTGGTACCTTCACCATTCAATTCATATCGTTTTGCATAATCAATGAAATCATCATAACACTTTGTAATACTATCTGCACGTTTCATAATTTTTTCATCATCAACAACTGTGTCGAAAACCTCTGATGGGTTTGCATACAAGTTCTTAATCATGTATGTATAACTACGACTGTGAATAGTCTCCATGAAGTCCCATGCAATAATACAACCTTCTAGTTCTGGTAGAGAACAGTAAGGCATAAATGCTAACGCAGGTCCTCTACCTTGAACACTATCAAGCAAAATCTGATACTTTAGATTAGATGTGAAGATGTGCTTTTGTTCAGGACGCAATTCATTATAATCATTGCGGTCTTTCTGCAATGAAATTTCTTCTGGACGCCAAAAGAAACCAAGTTGCTTCTGTGTCAGTTTATCAAAGACAGGATACTTGAATTCATCATATCTTTGCATACCTTGGTCCTCACCAAAGAACATTGGTTGTTTTTTGAAATCTACTTTGTTTTTGTTAAATACACTTGTCATTACTTTTTTCCTTAAATTGCACAGGCATCACATGCTTCATCTTCACCGAAATACTCTGGTGGGTTATCGAACTTTTTCGTTGTTTCTTCTACTACAGTTTCTTCATCATCATCTTTCTTACCATCATAAGTGTTTTGATAGTAAGCAGTCTTCCATCCATACTTATAGGTTGTAAGTAGGTCTTGCGCCATTACTGAGATTGGCACTTCATTATTCTCGTAGTTTTCTGGATTGTACGACCAGTTACCACTGATTGCTTGGTCAAAATACTTCTGCATCATCGCAACGACTTTGATATACCCTTCGTTGCTTTTCATATCCCATAATAGAGTGTATGAATTCTTTAGCGTAGTATACTGTGGAACAATCTGTTTAAGAGTCCCCTTTTTGCTTTTCTTAACGGACAGGTATGCTCTAGGAGGTTCGATTCCATTAGTTTCTCCTGACACAACGGAACTGCTCTCTGATGGCATCTGTGCGGACAGAGTTGAGTTGCGGAGTCCGTATGCTTTGATGTCTGCTCTAAGATTATCCCAATCACGACTTAACTTTCTGTTGCAAATTTCATCGACCTCTTTCTTGTATGTGTCAATAGGTAGAATACCATCTGCATACTTAGTTCGGTCGTAATACTCACATTTACCTTTTTCTTGAGCAAGTTTATTAGATGCTCTCAGCAAGAAATACTGAAAACTCTCAGATAGTTCATCTACAAGTTCCCATGCTTTAGGGTCATCATATTTGACTTTGTTCTTTGCTAGGTAATGTGCTAGACCTATATATCCAACTCCTAAAGACCGTCTTGCTCTAGTTGATTTCTCAGCGGCAATGACAGGATACTTCTGATAGTCAATAATCTCATCTAGTGAGCGAACTGCTAAGTCACACAAATCTTCTAACTCATCTGTATGCTTCAACTGACCAATGTTGATTGCAGATAGAATACACAAAGCAATCTCAGCATCCTCATCATCGATATGCTGAATAGGTGTAGTTGGTAGTGTAATCTCTTGACACAGATTACTCATATACACACGGTCTTTGAATGAACTATGAGTATTACAGTGGTCGATGTTCATAAGATAGATACGACCGGTCTCTGCACGTTCTTTGAGTAGATTAATCATCAACTCTCTAGCAGGTACAGTCTTCTTAGGTACAGAATATGCTCTCTCATACTTGAGATACATCTCATCAAACTCAGGTGTACCGAATGCTTCATATAGACCAGGAGCATCATGCGGCGAGAACAAAGTAATGTTTTCGCTCTTCAAAAAACGCTCATAGAATAACTTACTCAACTGAATTGAATAGTCAAGTTTGCGAACACGATTATCTTCAGAACCTTTGTTGTTCTTTAGTACAAGAATATCTTCAATCTCTTTGTGCCAGATAGGAAAGTGAGTAGTAGCAGACCCACCGCGCACACCATTCTGTGTACAACATCTTACTGTCGCTTCGAACTTTTTGAGGAAAGGAATGACACCAGTATGTTGTACTTCACCTCCACGAATTTTAGAATTGATTCCACGAATTCTGCCAGCATTAATACCAATGCCCGCCCGTTGTGAAACATAGTATCCAATAGCACTATCAGAATTAAAAATGGAATCAAGAGTGTCATCAACGTCCACAAGAACACAAGATGCAAACTGACGTATAGGGGTCCTGACACCTGACATAACAGGCGTTGGAATATTGATTTTGAATAGTGAGATTGCGTTGTAGTATCTTCTGACATATGATAGTCTTGTCTCCTTAGGATATTGTGCGAATAAAGTTGCGGCGATGAGCAAATACATAAACTGAGGTGTCTCATAGATATCACCGTTGCTTCTGTCTTGTACTAAGTACTTGTCAACCACTTGCTGTAATCCAGCATAAGTGAAGTTTAAGTCGCGCTGATGATAAATCATAGCATCTAGTTTAGACCACTCATCTTCATCGTAGTATGATAGTAATTCCTTATCATACACACCACGGTCGATGTTATGTTTCACATGCTCTAAAAGAGGAGGATATTCATATTCACCAAACACATTTTTGCGTAATCCGTACAGCAACAATCGCGCCGCAACATATTCATAGTTGGGTGCTTCTAATGAAATCAAGTCGGAAGCAGATTTCACAAGAATTTTTTGAATGTCTTTAGTTTCAATCCCATCAAAGAACTGAATACCCGAATTCATCTCTACCTGTGACGCGGACACGCCATGTAAACCATCACATGCTTCTTGTGTAATTTTCTGAATTTTTCTAATATCTAATGTTTCTTTCCGACCATCATTTTTGATGACATGAATACTTGGTTGATCCATTTCTGCTCCTGTTTCTTTAATTGTTTTTATTTGGTAATACGAAAAATAAGTAATCTAAATCGTAAGTTGCCGCAACATTTGGGTGTGTTACTTTCCACCATGCGTCATTTGATAGAACTGAAATACGTCCTGGATAACTTGCAATAATATCTGAAGGTTCACATTCAGTATATGCTATAATCTCTCCACCCCAATCCTTTGACCATGATTTAGCAAAACACACTAATACCTGTAAAGCATCATTATAACCTCTCATAGGAACAGGATATGCATCATGCGTATACTTAATTTTACTCACATATGTTGGTTTTATATCTAAATAGCGTCTAAGTTTGGGGTCACTTTCACCTAGAAGTTGTATAACATCTTTTGCTAATTCTTCTGCGTCTATTGTATCAAATGATTCCATCTCTTCAATTTGCTGTTGCTGAATTACCAAATCATACACACTCAAATCTGGTTCTACATCTTTGATAAAACTTATAGGTTGTTCTTTTCGCCTTAATTCTAATTCGCTTGTTGGCATTCTATTCTCCTAATTTATACGCAATCGTATGACGGTATCCATTATATAAATGGTTATAAGAAGATGCTCTATGAACTATGTTGCCATCAAAGAAAACTGCGCGACCGGCAAAAGGCGTTATCGCATAACACGCATCTTTATTGTCATCATAGAAAATAGTCTCACCACCATACTTTACATCATAATTTAAATTTAAATATATTAAACAGGTTGTGTGACATCCATCAATATGCGGAAAACTAGGTTCGTTTGGTTTCCATGCATTGATATATGCTCTTACGATTTTTAATTCTAAACCTGTTAGTGTTTTTGCTTGCGATAGAATTCTTTCATCTAGAAATCCACGCATCTCATCATTTAGTTCTGCGGTCATACCGCTCAAATATTTTTCCTCATTGTAAATATCATATTCTATAATATTCCAACGCAATTCTTTACACTGATTAGTAAAAAAGTGGCATCTTTCTGCTTGTATAAAATGGTCTACAATATCTATTCGCATTTCTTCCATTCACCAAACCTCATTCTTGCACTTAGACCTCTATGTGTGTTTTTACTTATAATGTCCATAATGTCTAACTTGCTTTTTCCTGCTATAATCATATCATTAATGTCTTTTTCGCCGATAGTCTCAGGCCATATCACAATAGTATCGTCATTGTCGATGTGTTTCCACATTCTTTTAACAATTTCTGGATTGCGTGGTTCATTATCATACACAAAAACATAGTCATTGTATGCATAATCAAGTTTATCTAAACCGCTTGCATCTGCGCCTGCCATTGCAATACTATTATCTATAAACATGGAATCGATTGGACCCTCTACAACGTAAACTTTTTCGGAAAGATTAACTTTGTCTAACCCATATAGTTTAGGTGCAGTCTCATCAAGCATAATAGTGATATACTTTGGTTTCTCTTTACCGAATGCACGACCTTGAAATCCTATCAGTTTACCCGTCTTGTCATAGAATGGTATGATAAGTCTAGGGTGGTCTTGGTCTACATTAGTAAACTTATTTGGTATTATTCGGTTGACGAATGTGCAGAACTTGTTGACTAGATATAGTTCTTCCCATCGCTCTTCTGGTATCTTTCTCATCTCCATATACTTGCGTACTGGATGCTCTAAAGATAGTCTAGAAACGGTTTTAACGGTGTCTAGGAGGGTTGTTTGTTTGATTACGACTGACTTATACTCAGGTTCATCAAACATAGTACGAGAGGTCTCACCATTCTTATATCTTG